GAACGGCGTCGGCTGAAGAATCCGTGATCGCACAGTGAAACCAGTACGCGCTGCTAGCGCAGGGGATGAGACAGATGGACCGGAAGCGTCTAGCCCGTATCGCCTACATCGCCGCCTGTGACCGGCTCTATGCGCTGTTCGATGCGCGCCAGATCACCGGCCCGGAAGCCCGCGCCAAGCTCGACAAGCTCCGGGCCGCTTATGAGAAGCGGAAGCGGGACATCGAGCTTCGCAGCTTCCTCACCTCACGCGGCCTTGGGTTCATCCTCGACAGAAAGGCGGCCTGAAATGGACTTCGACACCTTCATGAGCGCATTCGAGCGCAACCTTTCCGCTCTCGACATAACGCTGGCGGACCTCGCGTCGTTCGTGACGTTGGGCGCACCGGCCAAGCCGACAGACGAGCAGATCGACCGTGACGCCCGCGAATGCGTCGAAGGCCGCGCCCGCGCTGTCGGCGGCGTCGAACTGGCACGGGTCTACGACGGAGCGCCAGATGCTGGCGACCATCGGTGCGGGTACGGGCCAACAGTCATGGACTGTAAGCAACAGATCGAGGAGATCGAGGACTTCATTGCAGACCGCGCTTTGGCGCGCGCCAAGAATGTCAAGTCAAACTCGACAATCGTGGACGGAGGTAATGCAAAGTGAGCTGCCCATTCTGCGGGTGTGACCCGTTCCACTACGAGGACGTTGGTCTCGGTTGCGAACTTGGGGCGGAGTGGTTCGATAGGCGCACTCAGAAGGATACCGTTACCGTGTCGTGGGAAGACTTTGAACGCTTTGCAAACGTGTTTGAGGCCCTTCGCACACTAGGGATGAAGCCATGAGCGAGGCAGACGACGCCGAAGCAATCATGGCCGTTCTGCGCCGCAACGGCGAGGGGCTTGCCGAGAACAACAAAATCATGCGGCACGGGCGGAACCTGTTCAACAAGGCAATGGAGCTTGGCTGGGACGCCGGCAGCGAAGAGGGGCCTTTAGAGTACATCATGCGCATTTGCTACCAGACCGGCTGGGATGATCGCGTTGCAGCCGAAAGCGGGGCGCGATGACAGAAACGGCTGAACAGCTGCGGGCTCAATTGGCTGAGGTCATCATGCAGCAAGACGAAGAGTTTCAGCTTCTCAAGCGTCTTTTGGGCGTGATGAGCAAGATCGTCACCCACCATAGCTTCCCGCCTATCCCGACCACCAAGTTCGATTGGTGCGCCTTCTACGATGGCGAGGAAGAGGCCGGTTGCTACGGATACGGCGCGACCGAGGAAGAGGCGATTATCGACTTCGTCCAGAATTGGGCCGAGTTCCACGACGAGCGCCTTGACGGGCCGGACGCTGACTTTCTGCGCGACCGCCAGCAGGACGACGACATGCGGGAGCCCACCTGATGCGCTGCCTCTTCACCCGCAACGGCGACATGTCCGAGTTCAGCATCTTCCTTGCCGGGATGCTCGCTGTCGCAATGACGCTCGGAGCGATCGGCGCGGCCTCCACCCCAACACCCAACTCTACCACGCTTCTGAGCGCTGTGAGCGCCGCGACCTACGAGCCCGCAGAATGACGACCAACCTCACCAAGGCCGAGATAGCCGCAGTCGCTCACGCAGCAGCGAAGCGGATGATGGCAACGGTGGTCCCGGTACTGCAGCAGATCACGCGGGAGATGGACCTTTCGGGAGGAAAGAAATGACGGACGAGAGCAAAGACGGCGGGCCGGCGTTCCCGACAGAGCCGAACACTCAACCGGGGGTCTATGTCCACCACGGCATGAGCCTGCGGGACTACTTCGCGGCACATGCGCCGTGGGCGCGGGCAAACTTCCTTGGCGACCCTGAGGACGTAGCAATCGAGCGTGTCGCGGCGCGCATGGCCAAACAAGCCTACGCCTTTGCCGACGCAATGCTGGCGGAGCGTTCCAAGTGACACCCATCGCATCCCTCCCCCAGGTAAAGAGCGAGCCGTTCCTCAGCCCAAGCCGCTTAGCCGAGCGCAATGCGTTTGCTCGTCTCGCGCTGACGATGCGCGAACACTCCCACGCCTATCGGAATTGGGCTTCCGAAGCCGAGGCGCGAGGCGACCTCGCTGGATACCGCCATTGCACCAAAGAGGCAGAGCGCTGCTGGCAGTCGGCCAAGTGGAATCTGTCTGTTGCCCAACGCTTCGCTGACGAAGCCACCATCATCATGGAGAACGCAAATGCCGCTTAAGATCACGCGAGCCTCAGACCCTATCCCGGTCGAGCGCCTGAACGTCGTTATCTACGCCCCTCCTGGCATTGGCAAGACCTCGCTGGCGTTCACAGCCGATGCGCCCTTGCTGCTCGACTTCGACAATGGCGCCCACCGCGCGGCTAACCGCAAGGACACCGTGCGCGTCACGTCGTGGAGCGAAGTCACCAGCATCACCGAGGACGACCTTGCGCCGTTCAAGACGGTGATCGTGGACACTGCCGGCCGCGCGCTTGACGCCCTGACTGCCGACATCATCCGCACCGACCCCAAGGGGCACAAGAACGGCGCCCTTACCCTGCCCGGCTACGGCGTCCTCAAGAACCGCTTCGGGCAGTTCCTCAAGCTGCTGAACAGCTTCGGCAAGGACGTGGTGCTTATCGCTCACATGGACGAGCAGCGCAACGGCGACGACATCATCGAGCGGCTGGATATCCAGGGCGGTTCAAAGGGCGAAATCTACAAGGCCGCCGACGCGATGGGGCGCATTGCGATGGAGAACGGCCAGCGCTGGCTGAAGTTCTCCCCGTCCGATGCCTCATTCGGCAAGAACCCCGGCCAGCTCGAGCCGCTGAAGATACCGCACCACACGTCGCCTGAGTTCGATGGTTACCTTGGCCGCGTCATCCGCCAGATCAAGGATCGGCTGAACGAGATGACGGAAGTACAGCGCGAGGCCGCCGCTGAACAGCAGTGGTTCCGCGATGCCCTGCCGAAGGTCAAGGATGCCGATGGCGTCAACGCCCTGCTCGATCGGGCGCGGTCTGGTGGCACGGCATGCAAGGCCCTGCTGAACGCCCACGCCACCGACATCGGCCTGGCATTCGACAAGGATGCCGGCGAGTACGTGGCAGCGCAGAAGGAAGCCGCCTGATGGACCTTCGCGTCTCGACCACCGAGATCGACTTGCTACGTCGCTTCTACGATGAGGACGAAGCCGACCTTGCTGACCTCGTTCGTCAGCTTCGCCGGCTGATGCCATCGACGGAAGCGATGGAGGCAGGGTCAGCGCTGCACAAGGCGCTTGAGACTGCCGAGCCTGGCGACCACAAGGGCTTCGTGCAGGACGGCTTCACGTTCTCGTTCGAGACGGACGTTGAAATCCAGTTGCCGGCCATCCGCGAGATGAAGGCGACCGCAACAATCGATGTTGAGGACACCGCCGTGACCCTCGTTGGCAAGGTGGACGCCATCCACGGCCGAAAGGTCTTTGACCACAAGTTCACGGCCCGTTTCGACGCCGATCGCTACCTCGACAGCTACCAGTGGCGCATTTACCTCGAACTGTTTGGGGCCGATGCCTTCCAGTGGAACATCTTTGTCGCCATCGAAAGCGCGCCGCGCAACTACCTCATCCGCGACTTCCACACCCTGACGATGCACCGCTATCCCGGCATGAGGGAGGACGTAGAGCGCGCTGTTGCCGACTTCGTGCGCTTCGCCCGCTTCCACCTACCCGAGCGATTTACGAGGGCAGCAGCGTGACCGACCGTAAGACCTTCCACCTCGTCAACCCGCGCGTCCGCGACAACGCGATGAATGCGCTGTTCGATGCGCCGGATAACTACGTCGTCACCATCGCTGAGCCGACCCGTAGCTCTGACCAAAACGCCATGTTCCACGCGATCTGCGGCGACATCGCCAAGTCCGGCCACCTGTTCATCGGCAAGCCTCGAAAGCCGGAAGTGTGGAAGGTGCTGCTCATCAGCGCCCATGCCGCCGCGACCGACGAAGGCAGCGAAGTCGTACCAGGTCTTGAAGGCGAGTTCGTCAACATCCGGGAGAGCAGTGCGCTCATGTCGGTGCGGCGAGCTGCGAGCCTCATCACCTACACGCTGGCCTACTGCGACACCAATTCGATCCCGCTCACTGAGACGCGCAACGGCGGATGGCTCGATGCCTACTCCCCGCGTGTGGAGAGGGACGCCGCATGAGCGCCCCGAAGGAAGGTGATGTCATCGCCGTTTGGTT